CTAAATGCTTTTTCAAGTGCTCTTCTGTCACCAAAAGCAGAATGTAAGTCAGGTAAGTACTGAGCCTTCTCCTGTAACGAGAAGTTAAGCACACCCATATCAGGTGATTCAAGTAGTTCGATATAATCCATCTGACTAGAATTGAATCTATTAAGTAGGTTAACAAGTCTAGAACCTACCTGTTTGACAATATCTTGGATAGGATGTAGGAACTCAGCTGATTTAGCCTTTGAAGCCTGATTGTGTACTAAGAAGGCCAGTGATTGCTCTGTTCCTTGCATAAACAGATTTTGTTCTTCATTTCTAGTGTTTCCTTCAGTCTCTAAGACATTGATCATATTGTATGCTCTTTTGACAGATGCATCAATTTTCCCTATTGCCTCAGTGATCAGAACGTAGTAATAGAAGTTATGGATATCTGCCATTTTAATACCTGCGTCAGCGAATGCCTCTTCGTTGACACCCTTAGCATCTAAACAAGGAATTGGTATTGCAAGACCAGACACGGATTTGGGTAAAGCGTTCAATAGCATCAAGAATTTAAGATCATTTTTAGGTAGGAATTGACCAACAAAGGTTCATACATCTTGACCTTTAAAGAAACCACGAGTTGTTAGTATATCTCAAAGAGAGATATAAGCAGTACCAACTTTCAGAGTTTTTACAATCGCACGAACTGGTAAACCTGAAAGTTCCTCACCCTGGTAGGCAATTCTTGAAGCGAACTCAGCACCAAATGAACCTTCGTCCCCAGGAGAAACAGTTTTAGAGACAGAGACTACCATACCTAGTCTCTCCATTATGTTTTTATACTCAGTAGCAACATTGCTATTACATAGGACAATATCATCCCCAAGAATAACATAATCTTGGTACTCAGGTAGGCCAGCATCAAGAGCAGCTTGAGCAACAATTACGTGGTGGAATAAGGCCATCATTGGAAATGATGACTTGAACCCCATCGGCTGACCAACTGAATATCTAACTTGGTGACCTGTCTCAGTTTGGAATGATCTATCTGTGACAAGCTTTAATCACATGTCACCATATTTATCATCACCTAGTAAGGCAGAAAGCATTGCTGCTTGTGCTACTGCTGGAAGACGATCAGTAGCCTTAGATAAATCAAGAGAGAAAACGTCGTCTCTACGTCTAGTAAAGGCTAACACATTATCAAACCCTGCATCCTGATCAAAAG